TAAATGATACCGAAATTGCTCTTAAGGCAGATCAAACATCATTAGATACTTTGTCAGGTACTGTTAGTACACAAGGAACAGCAATAATTCAAAATGCAAATGATATCACATTAAAAGCTAATCAGACATCATTAGATACTTTAAGTGGAACAGTAACAACTCAAGGAACAGCAATATCTGCGAATGCTACTGCAATAACATTAAAAGCAGATCAAACAGTTTTAAATACACTTTCAGGAACAGTAACAACTCAAGGAACTTTAATAAGTCAAAATGCTAATGAAATAACATTAAGAGCAACATCTTCTGAAGTAGATAGTTTGTCTAATACAGTTTCAGAAAATACAACTGCTTTAGAACCAGATAATTTAATTTCATCAATCAACATTGCTTCAACAGGAATTACAATTTTAGGAAGTAAAATAGATATAATCGGAAATACCACATTTAGTTCCTTATCTACTAGCGTTACTGATTTAGATACTGATTTAGGTTCTTTATCTACAAGTGTTGGAACGATAGATAGTGACTTAGGAACACTGACTTCAGAAGTTTCTACAATTGACACTAATTTAACAACAGCAGAAGGAAATATCAGCGGAATCATTACAGATTTAGAAACAGGTACAAGCACTAAAGTAACAACAATTAATGGTGGAAAAATTACAACAGGAACAATTGATGCTTCATTAGTAACAGTTACTAATTTAAACGCTAGCAACATTACTTCAGGAACAATTGATGCGTCAGTTATATCAGTAACTAATCTAAATGCCGACAATATAACATCAGGAACAGTTACAGCAACAGTATTAAATGCTGCTACTGGAACATTTACTGGAACTTTAAGTGGTGTTGATGGAACATTTAGCGGTTCATTATCCGGAGCTACTGGAACGTTCGCAGGTTCATTATCTGCAGCAACAGGTTCATTTAGTGGAGCAGTTACAGCTACTTCATTAAGTTTGACGAATAATGCTGTAATCACTAAAGGATTAACAATGGGTGATATTACAAATAAAGGATTCATAAATTCATATGGAACAACTGCAACATCAGGAACAGGTTTCTATTTAAATGGAACAGGTACTTTCAGATTTGGAGATCCTAATGGAAACAGAGTAACATGGGATGGAACAACATTAGAAGTATATGATTCAATTATAGACGTAGATTTACTTTCTGAAGACGCTTTAAGTGCTACATTTAGAGTATACAATAGAACATCATTGGCTAAAACTCTTTATGTAAGTAATAGAAATTATATATCTACTGATAGCTTTATAAACAAAGGTACAGTTTCTGCTAATTCATATTTAGATGTTGAATTAGATGTTGAATTAGGTAACAAGAATAAAATACAATTCTATTTCTCAGGTTATTCTGGAGATAAAATAACGCATTATGTATCTAACCCTACAGTAGCTTATCAATCATCAACAACAGCTTCTATATCAGGTGGAACACAAGTTTCTCATCATTACTATGATGTTACTTATCAGAATCAATCAAGTTCAACACCTATAATTTATAGAGTATACCAAGGAGTTTTGACTATAGATAACACATTAGGAACTGCAACAATAACAGTATCACCAGCATTATATGATCCAGTTATACTAGCAACAATTAATTCAAGTTCATCAGCTGGTTCTGGTGTAGATACAGTTTATACACATGCAGCAAGTAATACATATACAGGATCATTTAGCATAACACATGACTATAGTACTTCATCTAGTTACAAACAAGTATCGTATAGAATAATGGGTTATCTTAATGGATAAAGAAGGTGAATAGAATGATATACTACGACATAGATGGATTTCATGCAAAACAAAATGAAAATGAAACGAGATATCCAATGACTGAAGAAGAAGTTCAAACGTTATTTGAGGATATGAATAGTAGAGATCAAAGCCATGATATATGGAGATTTATACCAGATAAAGATGGCAAACCAACTATCATTGAATTAGAAGTAGATTATGTATCTATTTATAGAAAACGAAGAGATAGAGAATGCTTTCCTATTATCAATAGAGGAAATGCTTGGTATAACTCTTTAACTCAAACACAAAAAGATGAAATACAGGTTTGGTATCAAGAATGGCTAAACATTACAGAAACATTAGTGGAACCAATTAAGCCATCATGGTTAAAATAGGTAAAAAACTGGGAGTATTCTTATACTCCCAGAACAATTATTTATATTTTAAAAATAAAAAAAGTCCCAGGAAGGAGATTAAACAATGATACAAAATATAATTAAATTTGTATTTAATGCAAATGGTAGCTTAATTGATAAAAGTACTCCATCGATTAAAGCTAATACAGATTTATCTAACAAAATACTAGTAGTTGCTCCTCATGCAAATACAACTTCGGTTCAAGCAATTTATAATCCTAGAGCAACTCAAAAAGTATTTACTCAATTTATGAGAATTACAGAAATGACAGGTAAGGATATTTTAGACGATAGTCAGCAATACTTTCAATTAGTTCAAGATTGGCCAGTATGGGAAATAGAAATTTTTCAAAATGTTTTAGCAAATATTTCTAGATATAATTCAGGTGTTGTTGGAGTAAGTTTTAAATTTGGAGAATATATTCAAGCTGTAGAAGGTTTAGAGTATAAAGGAACCTTTGGAACATCTTTGTATTCTACAACAAAAGGTGATTTACCTGCAAGTGCTACATTAGGTGATTACTATGTATCTGACTACTACAATTTTTATTCATCTAACGCTGACTTAATTTTTACATTTAACGAAGCTGCAGTTTGGAATGGTGAAAAATGGGTGACAGGTTCAACTTTCAATCTAACATCTTTAACTGCAACTCAAACATTAGCAGTAGAACCATCATTAATTGGTTTACAGTTAGACGAAATTGATGAAACAGTATTAAATCAAGTTATGGCAGCAGCATCAGAAAATAGTGGAAATATAGTAACGTTAGCATCGGAAATAGATGCTTTACAAATACTTCCAGCAGTTGGAATTGAAACAATTGATATAACTAATTGGGATACAGCTTATGGATGGGGAGATCATTCTCAAGAAGGTTATTTAACAAGTTATACTGAAACAGATCCAATCTATTCAGCATGGGATAAATCAACTGGTATAACGATAACAGAAAATCAGATTAATGATTTACAGGATTATTTAGTCAATGGAACAAGTACAACAAACATTCCAGAAGGTACTAATTTATATTATACTGATGCAAGAGCAGATGCTCGTGTATCCTTATTAATTGATAGTTCTCCTGAAACTTTAAATACATTAAATGAATTAGCAGCAGCTTTAGGTGATGATCCTAATTTCGCAACAACAGTAGCTTCATCTTTAGGAAATAAAGTTGATAAGGTTTCTGGTTATAGTTTAACTAAAAATGATTTTACAGATAACAAACTTGCTGAAGTTAATGCGAATACTTTAAAAGTATCATATACTGACAGTGCAGCAGTAGCTTTAAATACCGCTAAAATATCATTTGACTCAACTAGTTCAACATTAGTTAATTCCACAAGTACAAAAGTTACACAAATAGAAAATAAAATCATATACAAAGATGTAGTTCAAGATACTACAGATAGATATAAATTTTATTTAAATTCAGTCGATAATTCGTTATATGATCATAGAATTTTATATGCTCATTTACCAGAAGAAATTTTATCAGATGGAAATAATCCAATACAATTATCAATTGACAATGGAGCTAGTTATAAATTAATAGCAAATGCTAATGGTGAAACTACTACACTAGAAAATTCATTTCAACGTGGTAGAAAAATAATCTTCGTATATGAATCTTCAGATGAAAAATGGTATTATGTTGGAACAGATCAAGACTTTTCAATTCTTGCTGGACAAGGTTGGAACGGTGAAACAATTAAGAACAATGCATTAAATAATATGATTCAAGACACGGTCATAGAAGATATAATTAATGTAATATCCTCAGGTGGTTCTATTATTTCTCAAAAAATAGAAAATACAATTGTTACTGAACTAACAACCACTCCAACTGACTTAGTATTTGATACAATTCTTAGAACTAGTGGTGATTTAGATATTCTCGAGTTAGATGTTGATGGAAATCATGTCTTAAAAGATGAAAATGTATCAGGATATCGTATCCGTGGTAATTTTACTATGGTTGGAACAGCATTAGCAACATCTGTTATTTCTACAGCATTACTAGAATTATATATTGATGCAGTAAAAGTAGATGAAATATCATTCAGTGCAGTTAAAAATCAAGAAATTAATAGAATAAAAGAATATGATTATGTAATTCCAACAGGACAAAGCCCTAAAACTTTAACAGTTAAAGCAACATTAACTAATGGTTCAATGAATTTAATAAGTGGAATTTTAGCTGTGGAAACATTGTGGACAACAGCAGGTGGAGCCGCTGCTCCAGCAACATCTTATACAGTAAGTTTAACAAATCCAACATTAGAGTCTCCAGATGGAGATAAAATAAGATTAACAGACGCATTACAAGAAATGACAACTGATATAATTGCAAATACCGCTAAAATATCATTTGACTCAACTAGTTCAACTAAACTTGGAACGATTGAAGAAGGAGCCCAAGTTAATGATAATGTATGGACACTATTAAAATCTGTAACTGATTGGAATCCAGATGTTAGACAATTTATTTTATCCACTGGTGACAGCGGAATTCAATGGTCTACAAATAACCTATTAACAACAGCTCCGTTCCAAACTGCTGGATTTATGAAAGCAGATGGAGATGGAACATATTCAATCGATTCATCTACATACTTAACATCAGAAACATCTCATAGTGATGTTCTTGTTGATGGTGATTTCGCATCAGCAGGATTTATGAAGACTAATGGTTCAGGTACATATAGTATTGATTCTAGTACTTATCTAACATCATTACCAGCACACGCTTTAACAGATCATAGCGATGTAACAATTACAACTCCATCAGATAATCAATTTTTAAGACATAATGGAACTAATTGGGTAAATGAAACAGTTACTATTCCAACTGCTCTTACAAATACAGATGGTTTAACTGAAGGTTCAACTAATTTATATTATACAGATGCTAGAGCAGATGCTCGTATAGCACTTTTAGTTGATAGTTCACCAACAACTTTAGATACATTAAATGAATTAGCAGCAGCATTGGGTGATGACCCTAATTTTGCTACAACAGTATCAACTGCATTAGGAAATAAAGCAGATAAACTTTTAACAGGAATATCGATAGTAGATGGAACTATATCAGCAACTAAAACAGTTCTAGAAGGATTAGGTTATTTAGAATATAGAGTTAATTTAAATGATGCTAAAATATCATTCGATTCAACTTCTAGTTCATTGTTAGCTTCTGCATTACAATCAGAAACATCACATGCTGATGTATTAGTTGATGGCGATTTTGCCACAGCTGGTTTAATGACTACAGATGGTAGTGGAGATTATTCAATAACTGCAACATCAACATTTGCTGCAGCTGTTCATAATCATAATTTAACAGGATTAAATGATGTCTATACTACTGGAATAACTGATGGACAACTTCTAAAATGGAACTCTACATTATCTAGATGGCAAGCATCAGATGATAATGATACAACTCCAGCTTTAAATGATGTTACCGATGTAACAATTTCAACAGTAGCTACAGGAAACATTCTACAATATAATGGTTCAGCATGGGTAAATAGTACTACATTAAGTGGAGATTACACCTTTAGTGGAAATACTTCATTTACAGGTACAACAACTTATGTTAATACAACTCAGTTAAATGTAGCAGACAATATCATGGTTCTTAACTATGATGTAACAGCAACTCCTACAGAGAACTCTGGTATAGAAGTAGAACGTGGAACTGAAACAAATAAAACATTCTTATGGAATGAAACAAATGATGTATGGGAAGCAGATGGCAATGAGATTATAACTGTTGCTAACAATTTTGCTCCTATTACAACAGAATCAACAACAGCAAGAACTCTGGCTTTAACAGATGCTGGAGACTTTATAAAATGTACTTCTGCAAGTGCAACAACTGTAACTGTTCCACCAAATAGTTCAGTCGCATTTGTAATAGGAACTGAAATCATAGTAACACAATATGGTGCAGGAGCTGTTACAATAGCAGCAGGTTCAGGAGTAACAATTAACGCCTTAGATACTTTAGTCTTAGCTGGTCAATATGCATCAGCAACATTAAAGAAAATGGGAACTGATGAGTGGCTATTAGTAGGCGCTCTAACAGCAGCTTAAGGAGTGATATATAATGAGCAATTTTTATAGATTTGGAGTAATCCCTAGTAGTAGACCTACTGGGGGTAGCTCTGATATACGTGGAGAATCAGCTTACACTACTCCAGGAACATATTCATGGACATGTCCAGCAGGTGTAACTTCAGTATTAGTTGTGGCTATTGGTGGAGGACAAGGTGGTGCATTCTCTAATAGTAGTACGTCATATAGTGGTGGAGATGGCGGTGGATTAGGATATAAAAATAACATTACAGTAACTCCAGGAAATTCATATACAGTAGTTGTTGGTGCTGGTGGCGGTGCTAGAGCCAGTGCTGGTATTGGACCATCTGGTGGAAATTCATATTTTATAGATACATCAACAATATGTGGATTTGGAGCAACTTCATCTCCTGGTTCCTATACTGGAGACGGTGGTGGAAATGGTGGAAATGGTGGATTTGCTGAAGGTGGAGTACCCAACCTTAAAGGTGGCGGTGGCGCAGGTGCTGGTGGTTACTCTGGAAATGGTGGAAATGGTGGAAATAGTGCTAATGGTACAGCAGGTTCTGGTGGTGCTGGTGGCGGTGGAAAAGGAAACCTACATGTTTCTGCAGGTAACAAAGGATTCTATGGTGGTGGAACTGGTATTTATGGTGAAGGTACAAGCGGAGCTGCTTCATCTTCATATGGATACGCTGGTTCAGGTGGTAACACTACTGTAGTTACAAACACACCTCAAACTATTTTATATGGTGCTGGTGGTGGAAATAGTGCTAATGCAGGAGCTTCAGACGGTGGTGGCGGTGGAGCTGTACGTATAGTATGGGGTGCTGATAGAGCATTCCCATCAACAGATGTAGGACAAACAACTTAAATAGTATTGGAGAGAATTCTTATGAAATTAATGAAGAGAATGAAAGAAGAATTAATAGAATTAAAAAACGAATTAAAAGATAAGAAGACTAGATGGAAGTTTATTCGAAATAACTTCCTTCTTATCATCTTAGCACATATTATATCATTTATACCAGCTTTTATATTTCTAATGATTGGTAAAAATGAGTTAGCAATTATGTATTTTGGATTTTATACAGTACCTATTCCTCCAATGTGGTTGTTATGGGGAACTATATTTATCCTAATGAAAATCAAATTATAAAAAAAAAATCCGACCAGGAAGAAGGAGTAAAACAATGACACAAGAAGAACTAAGACGTTTAGAACTAAATTTAACAAAATCAGCTTTAAAAGCTAAGCCAGGCTATGTACGCATGATGTTAGGACTTAGAGAAAGCGACCAAGGATTTGGACCTCTTGAGGGGATTAAAGTTTTTAATTATCTTCAAGACAAAGAAACAACTTTAGCAGAATTTATTGAAGATGTAAAGAAATTAAAAACTTCACATGATGAATTGTTTAGACAATATCAAGAAGAATTAACAAGATTGAAAGAACAAGATACAAAAATGCTAGAAACTTTCAAAGCACTTGAATTAAGAATTAAAAAATTAGAAGAAATACAAGCTGAAAATGACAGCTTCGTATTAGAATAGGAGAATGACAAATGGAAAACTTTAAAACTATATTTTTAAACGTATTTAAAAAGATTGTAGATTTTCTAGCAATCATTGCATTAATCTTAACTGTTTTAGCAGGGTCATTAGCTATATTCTATGATGAATTAACTGTGATTTTCGAAACAATAGGTATTAGCCAAGGTAGTTTAGGTTGGATGACAGTAGCATTAGGTAGTTTTGGTACAGCAGGAGTTATATTAACTCGTGTATCAAGTGGTTTAAAATCTGCAATGCTATTAGCAAAGACTGACCAGGAACGTAGAAATGCCTCTTTTGAAAGAGATATGCAAACTAAAATTGCTGGCAGCGAAGCTTATTATGAAGCTAAAATTGCTCGTATTGAAAAAGCTGCTTCTGAAGATAGAGTTATGTTCTTAAACAAATTAGAATCATATGAAAACTATCAAAAGAAACAAGACTTATTCAATCAAGCTCAGGCTGAAAAATACTTAAAAGCACCTGACAGATTAGTCGATGAAGATACTAAGAAAAAATACGAAGACTTCCTAAAGAATAAGAAGGTGTAAACCATGATTAGACTAAAAGGATTTAGACGATTACTCGTAGGTGCTATATATGCATTAGCTCTATTAGTTACTATCGGAATTCCGCTGGGTTATTTAGCATTGATTGTAAATGAGAACTTAGTATTTGCCGAAGTAAATAGAGTAATCTTCAACAGAGCTATAATTGCATTTGGTTGTATGACTTTGCTAGCTATTATATATTTAAAATGGATTAAGAAATGGTTCAATAGAAAACTTCAAGCAATTGCAGTTGTAAATGAATTAGGAATGTATACATCTAAGTCTCATATATTTAATAGAATCTTAAAAACTATTGAATATACTTATCCCTTTGTAAGTACGCTAGTGTTCTTTCTATTACTTAAAACACTATTTTTCCAATATCCTCTATTTGAAGATTTAGTTCATCTAAATAAGATATTGCTTATAGTAATGGGATCAGGTGGAATCATATACTTAATTGGTGATTTAGTTAGAGTAAGTATGACCAATGCACAGAAAGTTGAAGATACATTAGACCTTGAAATGAAGAAAGATAAATTGTATTTGAAGAGACTTAGACAAGAAAAACGTAAAGAAAATGAAGCAATGGTTATTCAAAGACAATTAGAAGCACTAAGAAACATTCCACTAGGAACTGAAGAAAATAATGAAGAATAAGGCAGATGCCTTATTCTTTTTTTGTATTTAATTCTTTTAGTTTATCTTCTAAACTTTGTATTTCAATTTGTTTCTTTAATTTGTTGATTTCATTCTTATCGATGATATCTTCAATAACTTCTTTTTTAGTTTCTTTAATTAGCGCTGTTCCAGTATATTTAGTTATATAACCAAGTCTGTCTTCTAATTCATTCTCCTTAGAAGTATGAATCTTATTAGCTGATAAAACAGCAAAGATAAATGCGAATACAATAGGAAATGAATAAATTAAAACATCTAAGACAGCTTTCCAAACATTATATCGAAATGATAGTGATGTAATAGAACCTATAACAATTAAGAAGACTAAACTCAAAAGATTGGATACTAGTCTAATGCGAGTTTCTCTGGCTTTAATTGCGTTAACATCTTCAATAGCCATTCTAGCAATCTTAACTGATGTGTTACCAGTAAGAACCATCTTAACAGTTACTTTTGGATATACGAAGTTAATGTGTTTGATATGCTCATTAATCCATTCAGCAGTTAACTTCTCTCTCAATTCTTCTTCCTTAACTAGGAATGCTTTTAATTTTCTACTTATTTTAATTGTCTTATCTTTTTCATATCGTGCTCTTTCATAAGACATTTTAACAGTTTCTTTTTGTAAATGTTTCTCAAGTTTAAGACCTGCTAACAATTTCCAAGTATCTGTTTTTTCTTGTAGGTCTAAGTCAAATATCAATTTTCTAAATTCCTTATCTGCTTGTAGTGACTTGAACTTACCAATCACTTTAAGAATGACTATATATGATACGTCTAAGGCCTTTTTTAACAAGTTTCTAGTTCGTTCATTAAAATATAAAACAAATGCCAGTAATTGAACAATAACACCTTTAACTAAAATACCTATATCAAATGTCGCTCTGTACATATCCTGAGTTACTTTGATTCCATCTACATATCTCGCATGAATCCATACATCGACTTCTGCAATATCTAACTTAGTCCATATACCATAACCAGGAAGTATAACATTGAAATCCCAGTTCGCATTCCATAGACCTAAGAAGATGATTAATACCAATAAGAGAACGCTTGTTAAAGAAAACATCCATAAATCATTAGATGCTTTCTTAGAAACGTCTCTGAATTTAAACAATTTTGCCATGTTAACCCTCCTTATACTAGAGGAACAAATTCAGCGTAGTGTTTGTTATATACAATCCCACAACCAAGAACAGGTTTCTCTCTGTTATTTAATCCATAATCAAATACAGGTGCTTTCATATCAACTAAACAACCGCAATTTAATGCGAAGTTTGTTTCAATTCCATTATCCGAAAATACTACACCAGCAAATGAATGAGTGTGTCCTATAACCGTACTCATGCGTTTAGTTCTTAACATTGTCATAGCAGCATTTTGCCCACTAACGCCATTTCCATGAATATAACAAACTCCATCGATAATGAATTGGTTAGCAATATCCCATGTATCTAATAGATTAAACGTTTCTCTGAACGTTGGGATAAAGTCTTCTACAAACCCATCATTTTGAGTTGCAGTTAATCTAATATCATGATTCCCGATAACATAACTAACATATGGGAACTCTTGTTCAAATAATCTTAATGTCTTAATTGAAGCTTTATATTCTTCACTAGGACCAATGATGTTATAATTCTTGATATACTTCTTACTTCTCCAATAGTTATCAAAGAAATCTCCAATACATACTATATCAGTAACACCTCTTGTTACAAATGATTTAACTAAAAAATCTAATGCTTTCTTATTGTGAAATGGAACATGTAGATCTGGAATAACTCCAACTACTTTGATTCCCTTAGGTCTTTCATTAGGTGGTAATTGCCATATCTTAATTCCTTTGTTAACTAATTCATTATATTTATCAAATTGTTTTTTCATATTAATTCTCCTTTTCTATTGCATTTCTAGCCATAACTCAAATGAATCATCATCTGGTAAATCTAAATAATTCATTATCATTTTTTTTACTGTTGGTAAATATTTATATTTTAATATAATATCAAGTTCTAATTCAGATATAAGGCTTTCTCTCATATGTAATTCTCTTAATGTCACAAATAAAATATAATCTTGGTTTGTTAAAGTATCATGATAAATCTCTTTAAAATATATTTTATCATCTCCATTAGGAATATCGAAGTATTCATTTTCTAAAGTACCAACAGGTGTAAAAATCCTATATTTCTTTAACATACTATCATCTCCTTATTGCATTTCTAACCATAATCTAAATTGTACCAGATCAGGAGCTACTTTAAGCATTCCATCAATAATACCTTGTAAATAAATTGCAAGCTCTTTAAAATCATAATCTATTATAATTCCATTCTCATCTAACATTCCGAATTGTGGATACTTGTCGATTATAATACTATCAAATTCTTTTTTCATATTAGTTCTCCTTTATAAAATGATATCCGTTAACATGCTTAATTCTTTGTCTAGGATTCATTGAGTTTGATATTGACGCTTCATTTAATTTTAATTCATTTGCGGCATCTCTTATTGAATTATAAATTGTATTTGTTTCAATACATTTAATTCTTTTTTTAATTTTCATAACTCCTATTTTTGATGGAGTTGTTATATTTATAACTCCATTATCATAGGCATGTTGCATATTTTCTTTTCCAGTAACCCATTCTAAATTTTCAATAGAATTATTTAATTTATTCAAATCCTTGTGATTTACTTGAAGAGTAGAATCATTATTTTCTATGAACGCCTCAGCAACAAGTCTATGAATATGTTTGGAATTAAATCTCTTACCATTTAGTCTAAGTGTTATTCTTGGATAACCGTCTTTATCTAATTGCTGTTTTAAGATCTTTTCATGTATTGCCCTACCACAAATATCTTTTCTTTGTAAACTTTTTATATTTCCTAAATTAGAAACTTGATAGTAACCTTCAAATCCATTTATATCTTTCCATATCTCATTCATTAATTTATCAACTCTTTTTGTTTATTTTCATAATGCCAATAATGTTTGTATGCTCTTCCATTATTGTCTTTGTAAAATCCTGATTTGCGACTAGCTCTGCTTATATTTGTTAGTGCAGCAGTTTTAAATTCAGGAAAATTTTCCTGTAAATAATCTTTAGCATCATTAACACTATTAAACTCAGTTCTTTTACCGGATCCAATTTCTATTCCAACTAAAATTTCTTGATTTGTTTTATGCCCACTATGTTTACTCTTAGATAGATTTCCAGATTTTGATTTAGTTGTTTGCTTATATCCTGCGTTTGTATCTCTTACTGGTAAAGTAAATTCTATAACTTCAACGTCTAAATCAGGTTCATCTTTATAAACTTGTTTGATTGCTTTTCTAACATTGATCTTAAATTCTTTCTTTGGAATATCTTTAAGAATTTTTCTAGGTTTAATTGGTTCATACTTAGCTTCCATAGCTAGATATTTATCTTTCCAATATTGACGAGTCTTATTCATTTCTTCTAATTCATTATAAGCTCTGTTTAACATGATTTGTAAATTGTTATACTCTAAACTATTAATTTGTGCTGCTGATAACTCTTCATCCAATTGTACAATAATACTAATAAGTGTTTCTTGATTTAATACATATAAATTTTCCATCTTTCTTTTTCCTTTCCGTTTTAAAGTCTATCGTGACTATAATTACTTGTTCTAATTTTTTATTTTTTTAAACCTTTAAAATTTATTTCTTTAGAATTTCTTTCAACTAATTTTCCACGTTGAATATTCTTGACAAGTACTCTATGATTCTTAGCAATTGTCACTCTGCCATCTCCAACACCCTTACATTCTATAACATAATTTGTAAGTAAGTTTTGTCTATATACATTATCATTTTCATCTATATAGTATTTAAATTTAGGATCTGTATCTATAAGTACTTCATAAATTTTAATATCTTCATCTATAATTCCAGCAAAAATATCGTCATTAGAAATTATAAAGTATACAAAGCTATCATCATCAATTGTTTCCCACATTTGATAAGGAAGTTTATAAGTAGCTAACATTTCCATTAAATACCAAGAAGAATATTTAAACTTTAAAAGATAATTATAAACATCTAAACTAGTATTAAAAAATAAAGTTTCAGTAAGTTTATCATTTACAAATTTTTGAACTTTAAGTTTATTGAAGTCCTTAAAGCCTACTGGGACTTCTTTATACATTCTTATAGTAGGCTTTTTAATGTTTGGGATATTGTTTATAATTTCAGTAAAATCAAATTTGTTTTTCATAGTATCTCTCCTTATACAAACTTATAGTATTTAACTTTTGGATCTGTAATGGACTTATCAGTAATTAAACCAAATAATTGTCCCTGAGTATTTTTCATTGTTATATATTCTAATTCTCCAACCATAAAATGATCAAATTGTTTAATAGGACTTACTCCATCCCAGAATACTTTTTCATATTCTTTATGAGTCTCACGAGGTTGTTCTGTCTGTGATTTATTTTCTACCTTAACCCCTAATGATTCTTGTTGCTTAATTGCGTTAGTTACTTCCTCTGCACTAGCTATTGAAGAATCTACTCCAATACCTAAGAATCCTAATGCTCTTCCGACTGCAGATGTTTCACAGTTTTCAATATAAGATGTTAAGTTAATTTTGTTTCCACCTTGAGCTTCATTTAATTCATAAGCAGTACCTTCAGAGATAACTCTATCATTTGGATCTTTAACATAAGCTTTCATCATAATGAATCCATCTTTATGTTCTAAAATTTCTGTTGTTAATGAATAACCTTTATAGTCATCATTACTTCTAAAATAGTTAACTCTTTCGTTAACTTGCATATACTGCTTATTTCCAATTCTCATTATTCATTTCCCTCTCTTTCTAAAGCTTTAAAAAATTCATATAACTCTTTCCAATTTGTTTCTTTTACTTCTCTTTCTAATACTTGTTCTGTTTTCATATTTTTCCTCTTTCTGGTTTTAAAGTCTTTTAACCTGACTATATTTATAATTATTTGTTCTTAGTTTCAAACACTTTAAACTTTTAAAATTTATATATCCTTATAATCGCCATATATAAATATAACTCCTTTTAGTTTAGATAATTGTTTAAACACATTTATAGTTGCTTTATCATATAATTCTCTGGGCTTTCCATCATAACCGTGGATGTAATTATGGTTTGAACCACTACCCATAAATTTAGTTTGATATGTAGTCATTATACCATACCATCCATACTCATAATCTTTAAACTTCATCAGGGAAGCTCTTCTTATAAATATCTAATTGAGTCTTGTGTATAAATAATTTCTCGGTCTTAATATCATTTGCCTTAGTCATTCCATTTTGTATACCTTTTTCAAATATACAAACAAAATCATCTGGCATAACATATTCAGAACATAATACGATATGACCTTCTTTAACTTTTAATCTTAACCATTCATAGTATTCCTCATGATCAAAATCTGTTTTCTTTGATGCGTTTTTATATCCTGTACTATCAAAATATGGAGCATCACAATATATAAGTTTAGATTTCATAGTTTTCACTTTTTTCTATATCAATTAATTCATCTTTTAAATCTTCATATTCACTGATTAATCTAATTTCATATAATGTGCTATATTCATTCTTAGTTGTATCAATTAATCCTTCTATTTCCTTAATTCGATTGTTAATGTTTTTCATTTTTATCATCCTTTCTATTTAAGATTAATAATTTGTTCTTTAAATAAATCTCTTTAAATGTTTAAAGTTTCATCAGATATCTCATAGAAAGGATCGAATATATCTTTACCTTGAGCATTTGCTAGATAATCTTGTTTCAACTCATTATAAAATCTATTTGCTTGTTCCTTATCAAATAAGTCCATAACTTCACCAGGTTTTAATCTAGACTCAACCATTTCTTCTAAGGTCATTGGAACCCAACCTGCTTGAAGTCTTTGCCACATTGCAATTAGATATTTATTTGAATCATTTCCTATTCTAGTATCACATTCAATTGCTTCAATCATATTTGCTCCACCTACGAAAGGTTCTATATAAGTGGTTATTTCATTATCTTTAATTAATTTGTTTATAATTGGCGCGATATCACTTTGTAATCGCTTTTTTGATCCCATATATCTCATAAGTTATTTCCCTTCTAAAATTATAATTCTATTTTCTAATGCTTGAATTTGTTTTTCAAGTTTCTGAATATATAATTCCTTATTAAAGTTCTTCTTAATTTCATATCCAGCAATAGAAGCTTTATCACTTAACTCCAAAGCATTTTGAATCCATAAAATTTTAGTTGCTCCTAGACTTATATCTAAGCATGCATCTAATTCATATACAGTATCACCTGATGCAATCAATTCATTATCTTTATAAATCGATAATTTTTTAGTCGACTCGACTATTGACTCGACATTTATATTAGGTTGAGTCGAAGTTTGTCGAGTATCGACATCTGCACATACTCTTTGTACTGTTCTAACACTTATATCAAACTTTTGAGCAATAACCTTTTGTTCTATTCCATCATCAAACATTTTTCTTATTTCTTCATTTCTTTTATCTCTCATTGGTAAATCCTCCTTTTATATTTATAAATACTTGTTCTATCTTTGAAATACTTTTTTCTTTTAAAGTTTTATCATTAATTGTAAACCATCATCTAACTCTTCAAATTTGAGACTTCCATTTATATATTCTGATAATTGAAAAATTAGTTCATCTGTATCACAATATGTTATGACATTAGAATCAATTATGTATATATCAGTGAATGACATAGTTTTAAAATTCATATGTCCATCTATTCTTTCAAATTCCAAATTTGGAGCATTAGTATATATTTCTAAACTTCCATCGTCTTTAGTAATTAAGAATGATTTCATATTCTTATACCCCGTTCTTTCATAATTATATTGTTGTTGCCATTCTATTAGTTTCTTTTCCTCAAATTGAATATTGAATATTGCACATTCAATTAGAGTTGGATATCCAACTCTGAATGGAGTTCTTTGTAAATCAATTAATTCCTCTTTTAACTTTTCAATCTTTAATTCTTTTTCTCTTAAATCTTTTCTATCCATTTTTCATCATTCCTTTCTGAATTATAATTATTTGTTCATTCTTTGAAATACTTTTTTCTTTTAAAGTTTTCCTTCATATTGATCTCTTAAAATTCTTAATCTGGATAGTTCCTTAACTGAATCTCTGAATAATAGCATATCTACATCTCTGTCATCTATAATTCTCTGTTCTGCTTCTCTTAAATAAATTTTTAAATCTTCAATATCATTCAATATATCAAAGTATTCTTGTTCACTTAACATTCTATCAACTCCTTATTTTTTTAAAAAAAATTTAAACTTTTAAAGTAGAATATGGGGCTTCGCCCCCCTTCCCTCTTCTCTTTAACTCTACACCCTTAGTCCCTAGTACATTGTTTCATTTCTTCTATTACTTTTCTTTTGTTATTCTTTCTCGCTACGCTTAAACACTTTTAACTCTTCTCTTAATGACTTTAGTTCCTTACAAGACCTACGACAACCAGTCTTTTAGTTTATGCGATTGTCGATTTATAATTATATTGTTAGTGTCATTTTAAAACTTTAAAATAATCTTTCACCATTTCAAAATGATTTATAAAAACTTGTTCTATCATATATAAAAAGTTTTAAAGTTTTTACCGAAACATATTAAATCGGTAAAAAGTAGGGTCGAAAAACATACCCTTAGAACAAATATTTATACTTAAAATTTTAAGAAAAAAAATTTTAAATATAAAACTTTTCCTCTTTTCTCTTGGCTCTTTAATTAGAGCCTCCCTTTCTCGTAATACAACTAATCAATTTAACAAGAGTGTTGAGTATTTATATACCTAATGTAAACATTCAAACCTAACTGATTAGTTGCTTACATATACAACGAAATTAAATTAAAGATGTTAACAGCAATCAAACACTTATGGTAAAGTTAAAACACATCTTGTCTCTCTATAAAAATAACTCGACGTCGACTCGACATTTAGGTGGTGGTTTTATGAAAAATAAAGATTTGATTCAAGTCTTATGTTATACAGATAACCCTTTAGATTTATATAGAATCACTAATGAATATGAATTGATGGACTCAATAGAACACATTGAAAGATACTTTAGAAGTTCAAGAGAATATAAGGGCTGGGTACAATGGAAGAAATATAAACATGAACAAACAATTTGTAAGGCATTGAATATTGACACTAAAGACTATGATTTACTTAGAATAGAACAAGATCATTATCCAATATCATTATGGCAAATTGTATTCATTATAGGGAACAAACTCTTATCAGAATTAAAAGAAGATGAATATTTAACAACTTTTGATATTGTTTCAGAAGTATTAAAAGAACATCTATTAGAAAACAATATAGGAAGTGTTTCATTACTCTTATCTTATCATGAGCTGAGACATGAAGGACTATTTATACCAGAATTAAAAAGCATTAATGGTAACTACAAAACTTTTATAACTAAATATAAGGAGTATATACCAGAACATATAATGAAACAAATAAACTCGAATTTAGAACAATCGACATAACTCGACTAAATGCGACGTATCAGTGGTTTTAAATAACCCAACTGACGAAGGAGGCATCAAAATGAGATCAAAATATGATTCGCATGTTAAAAACAAACTACAAGTAGTTAAAGGTTGGAGACAAGAAGGATACAATGAAGAACAGATAGCTGGTCTCTTAGGAGTAGCTTATTCAACATTTATGGAATACAAAAAGAAATACCCTGAGCTTTTGGAGGTACTTTCCACTAGTAAGGAACATTTGATTGACGAATTAAAGAAAACAGTTTATCAAATAGCACTAGGTTCAACTAAAAAAGTTTATGTTAAAAATCATAGAACAGGTAAAATGGAATTAGAACGAGAAGAATATAATCCAACTAAAGTTCAATTAGATGCAGCTTTAATTGCATTAAAACGTTTAGACCCAGATGGTGGTTGGGATAATACTGCTAAAGAAGATACTGGAACATCTGTATTAGAAAAAGCTGCTGAGAATTTTAAAATATTTTCAGAAGAATTAAAGAAGAGTTTAGAAAATGACTAATACTAGAACTTTTAATTATATAGGAACTAAGAAAGCATCTAAATGGATTCTAAATACAGTTGATTATAGATTTAACATGATTATGGGAGCTGTAAGAGCTTCTAAAGATTACAACTCAACAATAGCATTTGTAGAGACAGTTAAAAGAGCTGATTATGATTTATTTATGGTTGGTGCAGTTGACGTTAAGAATGCGATGAGAATTATAGGACGATATATACTAGACTATTTAGGAGGTCTGGCAAAAAAGACTATTTATATGGAAGCACCTGCAATTACATTTCCTTATAATGGTTATCAAAAAACAATTATATTTGCAGGTGGTAAAAATATAGGTTCAGATGCAGGTATTCAAGGGTTAACATTACACAGTATATACTTAACAGAAATAAATTTGTTAAATGAAGACTTTGTTAACCAATCAATTAAAAGAACATCATCATTTAAAGACGCTAGAATATTTGGAACATTTAACCCCAAAGGTCCTAAGCATCCGTTTAGAACAAACTTCTTAGAAATATGGATTAAATATCAAAAAGATAATCCTTCTAAAAAGTGGTTAAACTTTGAGAACTTCTCATTATTTGATAACCCAATACTAGATAAAGAAATGATTGAACAGATTAAAGCAAGTTATGATCCTAATACAGTTTCTTATAAGAGAGATATACTAGGTGTTGAAACAGACCCTGAAGGCGCTCTTTATACAATAAGAGATTATAACATATTAGAAGAAATAGATTTAAAGAATTATAATAGATATGCAGTAGTAGTAGATATTGGCGAGTCGACGTCGAGTACTGTTTTTTTAATAGCAGCACCTTACTTCAACACTGAAAAGAAACAATTCGAACTACACGTATTAAAAGAATATAAACATTTAAATAATTCAGTTAATGATTTACAAAAGAAATCCCCTTTACAATACATAGAAGAATATGTAACATTTGTAGAAGGTGCAATTGAATTATTTGGAAGACATCCTGATAAACTATTGTTCGATGGTACTGATCAATTTTTTAGAGATTTAGTTAAAGAGTTAAGAAAAAGACATTTAGCTCAACATACCCCAAAGAGAGTAACTAAAGATTCAGAAGAAGATCGTATCTATAAAGGACAATCATGGTTATATCAAGGTAAATTAAAATTTTATAAGTATTGTGAAAATACTATAATAGATTTTAGAAATGCAGAACATGATGAGAAAGTTTATGAAAGAACAGGTAAGATTGTCACTAAGGAAATATATAATGACCAAGGACATTTAGACTGTTTAGATGCAACTAATTATCTTATGACTTTCTATACACCAACGATAGGAGGTAAGTAATGGCAAATGCAGGAGACACACTTATACTAAGGATTGAAAAAGACGTTCCAGATAAAACTATTGAAGAAATATTGGATGACATATTGGAAATATCTATTGAAAGATATGATAAGTATGATGATGCTAAAAAAGCTGTTCATTCTATCGCATTGGATAAAAAGAATCATCGTCTTGATAAATGCAGACAATTTATAAGAACTAGATATGGATTAGAAGATTTAGATGAAGAATCACTAGATTTATGGATCAATTTACAATGATTTTAAAGGGTAACCTTAAAAATACATATTAAATAAAAATTAGTGGAACTAGATTCCCAACTATGAAAAGGAGATTATAATATGGAAAATATCGAACAAAACGTAGCACCTGTTATTGAAGAAACTCAAGTAGAAACTGTGGAAACAGTAAGTACACAAGAAGATCAACAAGAACAAACAGAATGGAAAGCACCACAAACTAAAGAAGAATTAGATAAACTTATTAAGTCAGCTGAAAATAAGACATATACTAAAGCTTTAAAAGAACTAGGTGTTAAATCCGTTAAAGATTTCTTAGAATACAAAACAGAATTAGACTCTAAGCAAGAACAATTTACACAATTAGAAAAAGACAAAGAAGAATATACAGGCAAATTGAAAACCCTGGAAAGTGAAAATATAACACTTAAACAAGAAAGAATTCTAGACAAACTAATTGATAATGATGAATATAGAGATGAAATTCTCAAACTTGCTTCTAGTAAAATAGATGATTCTAATGATTTCGAAAAAGTTTTAAATGAAATGGCTAACACAGCTAAATATGAATTTATGTTTAAAGGAAATAGATCCTTTAAAATGGGTACAGAAAAGAACCAAGTTAAACAAAACAGTTCTACATACTCAAGTCAAGTAACAAGCCAATTTCCTTGGTTAAAATAGGAAACAAATAAAAAATATAAAATAAAAGGAGAAATAAAAACATGGCATTTAGTAATGGTTTTTCGGGCGACTATAAAGCCCTAGACGTAATTGTTAAAACTCTTCACGCAAAGAGTTATTTAGTAGAAGGTCCAATCGTTAACCCAGCATTATCAGTGTCAAGCATGGGTGAAGTAGCTTATTTCTATGTAGACAGCGCTCCAACAGCTGCTGGTTCACATAACTTAGGTTCACAAGTAACTTTCACAGCATCAGGTGGAAAGAGAATCGATGTCTCTTTAACAACTGGTTATAAAATCGCAGCAGTTATCCCTCATGTTAACTATGCAACAGTTTCACCAGATTTAATCGCATCAAAAGTAGCACAAGAATCAATCAAAATTTCTAACCTTAGAAATGAAGCTTTCGTTACAGCATTACTTGCTGGCGCAACTGCTAAAGAATTCACTAATGCTGCTACAGCATATACAGCTATCCTTGAAGGTTTAAAGAACTTCAAAGTTGATAACAAATCAAACGCAATGAGACCTACTGGTGGACTTATTAGTTCTGCTTTCTTAGCTGACTTAATGGTCGACAATAAATTCATCCGTTCAACTGATCGTGGTGATAGCTTAGCTTATGACGGTGTTCAAGTTATGATCCAAGGTATTCCTTTCGTTGAATGCCCAGATTTAACAACTGCAAGTTTCATTCTTGTAAACTCTGAAGGTATTGCTGCTCCAGTTAATATCAATACACTATACGTTATTGATGGTACTGCTGCTGGTTACCCAGGTGGTACAATTATATCTGGAGAAATGGGAGCTAACTTTAAAGTTTTAGTTAAAGCTGATGCACCTGCTCTAGACCAATCAACAGGATACTTCGCTGCTAAATATACTGAAGCTGCTGCTGAATAATAACAATTAAACTAAATTAAACTAAGAGGAGAAGTCTATCTTCTCCTCTTTTTTAACTTTAAGGAGGTATTTTAAAGAATGATAAAAATAGAACGTATTCAAAAGGAGAATATCTCCTTAAATTTAAAAGAAGGAAGTGACATTAAATGAAAAACGCATTAAAATATTCATATTTCGAAACAATAGATGTAAGCACATTTAATTATGAGGAACATGAAAAGAAAGCTAAAGAATATAAACTTTGGCACGATGGAGTTGTAGATAATCTATTATACTACTACAAAACATACAGAGACGTAAGAGGTAGAAATGGCTTCGTATATACTCCAAACTTTTTCAGATTAGCACCAACAGGTATGAGTATGAATATTGGTGGAGCAACACAAGTTAACAACTTCACAGTATATCATAATCCAGTAGCAAATATCGTATCAAGAGCAATGTCTAATTTATTGTTCGCAAATCAACCTATTATAAGTATTAATATGTTAGATAATCAAAATTTGGTAGAACAAGACAATTTACAAGAAAGAATTAATATGATTTTAGCTAAGAATAAATTTGGAACGTTATCACAAGTTGCAGCTGAATCTGAATCATATAGTGGAGCAATTGCTTTCAAAGCAGTACTAGACCCAGATTTCTCAGATGAGCCTATTATACAAATTTATCCTAAAGAAGAATTTATCGTTAATAGAAAATATGATAAAGTAGTATCAATTGTTTTCTTAGATTCTTATCAACAAAAACAAGCCAAATCACCACTAGACAATTCTAGTTCAAACTTTATTCTGTTCTCAGAATATGGGTATGGCTTCATTAAATATAAACTATTAGATGTTACTAAAAAGAAAATAGTATCATTAGATACACTGCCAGAAACAAGTGGTTTAGAAGATATTGTGTTCTATGATAAAAATACAAATAAACAATTAGACATAATGCTTGCTGTTTATAAAGAAAATAAACCAGGAGCAAGATCAGACTACGAAAATAGTATTGATGACTTCACTGGTGTAGATGAAGTTTACTCTCAAATGATGAACTTTATCAGAAAAACAGCTCCTAAGAGAGTTGTATCAGAACAAATACTTAAGAAAAATGAAGATGGAATCGCAGTTATTCCTTCTGTATATGATATGGACCTTATTATTCAATGGGATAACAATGGAGATACTGGAACAACTGAAAAGAATGATGTTCAAGTTCCAGCTGAATTAAATAACTCTATTCAAGGTTATATCGCATCTCTTCAAGAAATTCAAAAGAGTATCGCTAGAACTGTTGGATTGAGTATTAAAACAATTATGGGTGAAGATTTATCAGGTGCTAATGCTAGTGCTGAATCATTATCTATAAGAGAAAATACAGACTTTAGAACTAGAGACAATAAGAAAATTGCTTGGATTGAAGCTCTTAAAGAATTAACAATTTTACTATTAACCTTAGATACTGCTGAAATTCGTGGTTCAAGTGTTTATGTTCAATTAAATGAAGATGTAATTGTAGATATCGAAATGTATAATCCTGCACAACCAACTACTGAGCAAATGGTTAAAGAAATTAATTCCTTAGACAAAGCTGGTTTAATTGATGAATATGGTAAATTATATAGATTCTGGGTTGAACTAAGTAAATCTAAATCTGTTGATGAAGTAAATGAATTATACGAAGAATTAAGAAAAGATAAAAAAGAAAATCAAGAGCTTATAGAAGGTTCGTCTAAAGAAGAAATAAATCCTGAAAAGGAGGATGAAGAAGATGCAATATAAAGTTAATTATGATTATACATTTCCAATTAAATCAACTGGTCCAGCTAATTGTATTAATGATGGTTCTTATTATGGAACTATAAAATGGACTTGGAACTTTGACATTCACTGGCCAATTGTTACATTAGATTATGCAGAAGGGCAAACTGGTAAAAACTTATTAGCAGGCGCTGGAAGTACTGCGTTAGCCAATGCAGAGCTTTTAAGAATCGCTAAAATACAAAGAATGACATTAATGAAAAAAATCCCATTAGTTGCTAAATCTAATTTAGAATATTTAGTTGCCCATAATGAAGATTTAATGAATGACTTATCACTAGGTCAATTGGAAATACTTCAATCATGGGGTGGATATAATTCATTATATAGAATAACAGACTCAACAAATCAACAATCTATTGGTAAAGCTGCAATGTTATATCATGACAGCTTAGGAATATACACAACTTATTATATGTGGAAAATTCCTGTAGATATGTATAGGGTGGGATACTAATGTGGGATTTCATAGCATCGACACAATTTCCTGAAACAGGGGAATATTTAGAAAGATTAATCCCAGATACTTTAGATGAATCAATAACATTTGCTGGTTCTATTGAATTTAAATTTAGAACACATACAGATGAACGAGGATTTGTTTTTCCAATTCCTGGTTTAAGAACAAATAAAAGAACAACATATAAAATAGAATGTAAAGAAGAATTACCATTTAAATCTGGAGACGAAATAAGATTTGGCAAAAATGATAGACGTAAATATACAATTACTAAAATAGAATTTAAAGTAGATAAACGAAATGAAGAAGAATATATTTTTAAAAGTCAATCATGGCCAGGGTTTGCAGAAGATAGTGTTAAAATTAAAATTCTTTACGTAGAATAAGAGGTGTATGATATGATAAATAGAAATCAAATACCTCGCACTAAACAAGAAATAGAACAATTAGCAGTAGAAACATATAAAGAATACACACCAGTAGATACTGGATATCAATACTCACAAATATACACGAAACCTATTAAAAATGGATTTGTATTAGTTGTAAATACTGATTATGTTCAATATACAACTGATGCATTAACAGACAGAATGAACCCCAATGAAGGTTGGGATAAAAGAGCTTATGAAGCTTTAAAAGAAAAGATAAGAGGTGATTTTTAATGAGCAGATTTTTCACACCAGAAGAAATAGCGATCATACTTCAAGCAAAATTAAATGATTATTCTAGTGCATTGTATGAGTCTACAGATATAACTAAGAAAATTCCATTTCTAGTAACAGCAGACTATGTTTTATATGATAGATATCAAACTCAAGAATATAATGTTGATGATTATCAAGAGTTTACTCCGATACTATTAAAAAGATCTTTCCAATATACGTATACTAACACAGATTATTTAAGATATCAAGAAACATATAGTTTACATGCATATTGTTATGCTGATCAAAAATTTGAATTAGAAAAAATATTTAAAGGTTTAGTACAAATTGAGAATACAACACTTAATACAGAAACTATTGACCAATATGATAATGGCGAAGTTGGATCTACATTTAGAATAACTAAAGTTATGACAGATTTTACTTTCAATGAAGAACAATTTTCTCAAGATGGTTCTAATAGAAAGAGAATTAACGCAGACTCAGAAATCACTTGGAATTTCTTAGATGGTGTTATGACATCATTTGATATCGATATTTCAATAGATGGAGTTTCAATGCCATACATAAGATTTGGATTTGTAGATACTCAAAGACCTATCGCAAATAAAACCATTGATACTACAGGGCAGGTTATTCCTTTAAAGAGTACTAATTACTATGGAATAGAATTAGTGTTGCCTTATATAAATTCTAGTACAGTAGTGAATGATGAAGTTATAGATGGTAAAATTTTAGAAATTTATAAAGGTTTATATGATAAAAAATACAATAAAAAACATATTATATCCTATGTAGATACAGCTGGAGTTGAATGGTCATATGATGTTATTATATCAAATAAGAACTTTATAGATGTAAGACCACAAATTTTAGATTTTTCAGTAACATTTATAAGAAATGAAGGAAATATTCAAATAGAAATAGACGATATAGAAGTTCCTATCATATCTTACAATATAGATACACAACCACAGCTAGTTACAACACAAAACATTAATGAAGATAAGACTAAGAGTGCTTTCTCAGGTATTGGTTATACAATTAGTATGGACTTAGATATTTCAGATTTAACTAATACAAAAACTTTAGAATTGTTATCAAGAATTGTTAAAAGAAATATGAACTCTCAACATAAAGTTTATTTTAGTTTTGCATCAGGTTTAGTTACAGAGACTTATGATGTTATTCTTCAAAATGGTTCATATAGTTTTGATACTAACCCAACAGGCAGTATTAGCATATCATTTACAGAAATCGATGGTGATACCTAATGCCAGAAGTAGAACTTTTAAGAATTGAGTTTGTTGAATCTAAAGAACCTCCTAAAAGTATATCAACTATTTCTCCAGGAATGGCAGTTGGTGCAGTTGGTGCAACAAATTTAAATAAATTTTATAAAAGTAATGAACCACCAACACTAGAAGAATTTAAAGAAAAATTAGCAGCTTCTGGTTATACTTCAAGTGATTTCCCAGATGTAAAGGTTGGTAAAGGATTTATCGGTGGTCTTAGAGAAGGTTTTGGTCAAAAACAATCACAAATTGATTGGTTAAACGAAGCAGCAAAAAAAGCTGGATATAAAAATGATATGGATAAAAATATATATATATTTAGAAAAAGTTATGCAACCTTAGCAGGTGAAGCATCAGAAAAAAGTTTTAAAAATGCTGGAAAAGCCGCATTAAAAGGTATTGGGATTGCAGTAGCAGCTTCAAATATATATTCTCAATATAAAACAGTAGGTTATAACTTATCAGGAGCAACTCATGCTGCTCAAAAACAACAAAGAATTCAATCAGGAATAAATACAGTTGGTTCTATTATTGCAGCAGGTGTTGTTAACCCAGCATTACTTCCAGTAATCATTGCTATGAAAGCTTGGCAATTAAGTCAAACTAACAGAGCTGAAATATATAAGATAACATCATCACAAATAGTAGGAAATATACTACAAGAAAGATTAGTCACTAATACAATTCAAAGGAGGTTTTAGAATATGAATAGTTATAAAATTTTAATTTATAATGGAACAGATTTCATTGATATTTCTAGTTTAGTTCAAACTAATATGAATATTCAAGATAAACTAGATTTAACTCTAGATTTTGCTTCATTTACAATACCACAAGCTAAAGCCTCTTATACTCAATTTCCAAATATAGATTTTAGTAAAGTGATTAAACCTTGGACACCAGTTATAATAGATATAAACAATGGAGTAGAAAAATATAGATTTTATACAACAGATTGCACTAGAAGTATAATTGGTAAAGGTACAACTAAATTATATAAACATGAAATAAACTTAGTAGAAGCAACTAAATCGTTATTTGGTAAACCGATACCAGATATGACAATAACACAGCCTAAAAGTGTATTATTTGATGGAAAATATTTCTCAGACAGTATTTATGAAAATTTAATCGTAGAAAATACAGAAATAAATGTCCCTTTGACATTGCTTAATGATTCAAACGATATATCTTATTTAAGTGGTAGAACTCTTAAACTTGGAAATACTTATCAAATATTTTATTCACTTAAAGCTGTAAATTCTCAATATGATATAAACTCAATAGGTTTACAAAAATCAGGCGGAGATACTACACTCTCTGTTGGAATTTATAAAAATGATAATACGTTAATAGATACTGTACAATCATTTTATGTTCCAGAGGCTTCATATACAAGGAGTGGATTTCTTAATTTAGTAATTACAGCAGTACCATCTGAAACCAAATATTTCTATTCATTCTATTATACTCCATTAACAGATAATGAAGTTATAAGTATTAAAGTTAATACTGAAGGAAGTTATACAATAGTTCAACAACCTGACAGTGTATCTATAATTGAGGATAAAATAACTTTAGACACTTATCTAACAATATCTACAGGAAAAACAGATGATGTAGATTATTTTAAATATATAGATGAAGAAGCACAAAAGATTTTAGACAGTGTTAATAGTCAATATGGGACTTCTTATTATTTATCACAAGATACAATTGCCAATGCGCATATAGAATGTCCTGAATACACATTTCAATCATATACAGCATGGGATGCCTTAGAAAGATTAGCCAATAAGATTAACGCAATTCCAGAGGTAGGTGTATCTAATTATTCTGAAGTTTCATTCTTATTCTTAGATGATGAACCTGATTTAGAATATGACACATCATTCTTTACAGAAGAAACTCAAGCGTATATATTCGATGATTATAACGCTGGTTATGAATTAAACGCAGTAAATACGGTAGAAGAAGATCTATTAAAAAATGCAAAAACTGAGCCATATATTGGTGGTTGGATGACAGTAAGATCAGATCAAGATGATGTGAGTCAAATGACAGAATCGAATGCAGCTTTTAGAACCAGACAAGCAATATATAAAATTTACTCAATGTTTATCAAAAATGTTAAAGTAACTATAACAAATGATGACACAACTAAGATTTTATATGGGAATACAGGGTTAGTTGAAAGTGCTTCGTCTTACTGGGATATTTCAGATTTAACAGTTGAAACTCAAAGATGGAATACTTATGAAAATGGAACAATGAATGCAAATGATTCAGTTAGAAAATTAAAAAATACTAAAGGAAATCATATTCATTATACTCAAGGAAAAAAATTTGTTTTTGATTTAGGATACAAAACTGATACAGTTTCAGACTTTATAGGAACTACAATAGCACCAAGAGCTTTAATGGAAACGATTATGAAAGCTGCTGCACATTATATAGAATCAACAGAGAGTTTAACTGGTTATAGAGTAGTTACTGCAACTAATTCAAACCCTGAATTAGCAATTGTAGATAGCCATAACATATTCACAGGAGTTTTAGCTCAAATTACATATGTTCCATTTACTAATTTAAGAAGTACTTTATATAAATATAATGCTTATGAATTAGGCGTAGATACAGTTAAATTTTCTAATGAACAAGATAAAGTTAATGATACAACTAACTTAGGAGAACATGCTAAGAAGACTTTAAATAAATTAGGAAATATAATTTACACAGTGTCAGGTAGAGCTTCAGATTATGTTACAATTCCAAAATTAGGATTTAAAACTGATGATGGAAAATTTATAACATCAAGATCTATTAATTTAAACAAAAATTTAGTAACTTATGATTTAGAACTATCAGAAAATTTCTTAAATCAATCTACATATGTTGGAGTCCCTTCAGCATATAGACAATATGAAGTTCCAACTACAGATATAGTTCATAGACAAGATAAGCATCAAGAATTTATATTGTTAACAAATGATAAAACATCAAATCTTCCAACATCGTCAAACTTTACTCAATATGGTAAAAGATTAGTAATTGATTGTATTTCAGTAAATACTTCATTATATAATCAATATCCAATATCATTTAGTAAAATGACTATAACTAAAACACAGGGTTCAGTTGAGACAGACAATGTCGTATCTATAGAATCTCCAATTAATGGTTATGCAATAGGTAATACAATTAATCTTCAATTAGAAATGGAAGACAATTATTCTGCAGCACCAAGATTAGACAATGATATTATAACTATTGGGACAGACCCTTATAAACTTCAGAATTATGCAGGATATACGAACTTTTTAGGTTCATTTTATTCATATGATTTAGAGTTAAGATCTAGAGGTACATTACTTAACAATGAAACAGATGCAAATGAATACCCATTCACATATTCTAATACTTTTGGAACTTATGATGTCTCTCTCTTTAATTTAACTAAACTTAATGTTAGAAAAGATGCAAGAGAAAAATATGGACTAAATATTCAATTACCTGTTTTAAGCACAAATAATTCAACTTTAAGAGTTTATCCAGGTTTTGCTAAATATAATGCATTAATAAGAAATAAAACAAATAGAGGACTAGGTTTTGCGTTAATAACTTCTAAAAATTATTTCCCAGGGATTAACGATCAAATACTAGATACTTCTAAAGTATCGATAATTACCAGTGGTAATTTTGCTACAGTACCAACATACGATTCTACTAATTTAGTTTATGGAGTTAATGTGTATTCTAATGTGTTAGCTTATCAACATGTTTATGGTTATGTTTTATATCAATTAGAAACTAATGAATTGATTTTAGCAGCTAAACAAGAATTTGATAATGATAGTAGTACCGCAGTAACAATGCATCAATTTAATACATTATGGTTTATACACAAAAAAACTTTAAATACAAGAATGTATCCAGATAACCCAGTAACATATACTGTGACTTTTGCAGAAAACGGTGGAACAGATATTCAAAATCAAACAGTCATTGCAAATAATAGATGTACTGAACCAACAATTTCAAGATCAGGTTATGAATTAGAAGGATGGTATACAAGTGCATTAATGCAAGAAGCTTTTAGATTTAATTTTAATACACCAATTACATCTAATCTTATATTATACGCTAAATGGGTAGTAATTTCAGAAGTATCTCATACATGGCAACGAGTGTATACTTCAATATATGATACTACAATATACCCAGAAACTTCAGAATACACATGTCCAACAGATTATAGTTCTTATTTACCAGATGCTAATGGATATCAGGTTGGTTTTGTTGTAAATGCTTTAGTTGTTAGATATTGTGATCCAAACGCAGAAACATGCTATGAAAATCCAATAACGATGTTATACTTTAATGTCTGCGAAGCAAGACAATATGAAGTAATAGAAGTAATATAAATTATTGTTCTGAGAAGATAGAATTTTAAACTTTTAAAAAATTCTATCTTTTCGACAATACAAACAAGGAGGTTATAAAATGTCAGTAGAGACAAATATAAGTCGTTTAGTTATAGGACTAGATGGATCAATCATAGACAAAGTTAATGGTTTCATAACAGCTCTTAATCAGTATTCAAACACTATTCAAGTTGTTGCTCCATTTGATGCATCTGATTCAGTATCTATGAATTTCTATTTAAGAAACGCAAGAATATCAAATTATACTCAATATATGAGATTGGCAAAAGATAATACTGGAACTCCATTAAAAGGTAGTGATGTAATTGAACCTTCAAGAGGATACTATCAAATGGCTTCAGATTGGTATGTTTGGCAAATGCCAATATCAAGTAAAGCTTTAAGAGCAATATCAAAATATCATGCTGGTTCAGTAGATATTTCAGTAACATTTAGAGAATTTAAAAATTTATATATAGAAGATACTGCTTCATTTAAGGGTACCTTTGGATCAAATAAATCAACAACTGCTGGAGATCTACCAGCAACAGCAACTGAGGGAGATTACTATAGATGTGATTATCTTAATTTTCATTCAAATACTTCTAATCTAGATTTTACTCTGTTAGACATAGCAATATGGAATACAGACAAATGGATTAAAGGTGATGCTTATGAAGAAAGAATTATAAGCGATTCATCAGTTTTAGCAGTAGACCCAGCAATTTTAGGACAAGCAATAACTGACGTCGAACCGACAGTTACAGAAATGGTTATAGACAGAATATCAAATTTAGAATCTGTTGTTCTTTTTGGTGAACCTTCACAAGAAATTATTGAAAACTTTTTAACTAAAAATTTAGATTCAGCTTATCTTAACAAAGATACATTAGATGATTTAGATAGATTATACTTAGAAACAGGTATAGGTGAAGATTTAGGTAGACATATAACTGGTGCTGATATTAAATCAACACTTTTGGGAGAAAATTCTCTTGTTTTCTTAAAGAAAAATATATCTAATGCATATCCTTTAAGTGCTACAATTTTAGACACTGATTTCTTTATGATGGAAAGAGGTGGAGTTAATTTTCATGTTTCTTATGATACAATGTTTACTGATTTTGGTGAGACATTAGTATTAACTGCTTTAGACCAAGTAGATACTCTTTATACTTTAAAAGAAGTTACAAATGATGTTATAAATAATGTATCTAATTTAACAGCTGATTTAACAGCAATAAATGCAGATATTTTAGATATAACAATCGATGTTACTGATGTTCAAAGTCTATCTTCAGGAAATTATACTAGATCTATATCAAATGAAACAGAAATATCTAATTTAGTACTATCTATTTCAGAAGTTGACGACAAAACAATTGCTAATTCAACATTAATTTCTCAAAATACTAACGACATTTTGCTTAAGGCTAATCAAACATCATTAGATACTGTATCAGGATTAATTTCAGCAAATACAACTTCAATAGGTTTAAATGCAAATGATATCTTGTTAAAAGCTAATCAAACAGCTTTAGACAGTACAAACGGAGTTGTATCAAGTCATACTACATCAATAGGTTTAAATGCTAGTAACATTTTGTTAAAAGCATCACAAATAGATTTAAACTCAGCAAATAGTGTAATAAGTTCTAACACTGCTTCTATTGGAGTAAATGCTAGTAACATTTTGTTAAAAGCTAATCAAACAGCTTTAGATTCAACTAATAGCACTGTATCAAGTCATACTACATCAATAGGTTTAAATGCAACCAATATTGCTTTAAAAGCATCTCAAGTTGATTTAAACACTGCAAATTCCACAATAAGTTCACATACAACATCAATAGGACTAAATGCAAGTAATATCTTACTTAAAGCTAATCAAACAGCTTTAGACACTGCTAATGGTTTAATTTCATCAAATACTTCAGCAATATCAGTTAACGCTGGTCAAATTGCTTTAAAAGCTAATCAAACAGCTTTAAATACTACTAATGGAAACGTAACAGCAAATACAGCAGCAATTGGAGTAAATGCAACAGCAATAACGTTAAGAGCAACTAGTACAGATTTAAGTTATGAAGTTGCGCAGTTAACACAATATATAGATGATATTGAAACAGCATTGTCTGAACAAATAGATGGTTCTATATCTTATTGGTTTGGTACAGTTACACCAACAGTTTCAAATTATCCAGCAGTAGATTGGACAACTGACGCAATAAGAGATACTCATATTGCCGATGTTTTCATTAATGAAACTGATTCCAAATCATATAGATTTAAAGAAGACACTGGAGTCTATTCATGGATAGAAATTATAGATACACAATCTGCAGCAGCTTTATCAAATTCATTAGCCGCTTTAACTTTAGCTGGTTTTAAATCTCGTATTTTCTTTCAAAATACTCAACCAGTTAATGGATATGAAGGATATTATTTAAAAACTAATGATATATGGATAAATAGTTCAGATGTTATAAAATACTATGATAATGTAACAGCTCCTTCAACTCCAGTATGGGTTCAAAAAATAGATTATAAAGGATATACTGATGCAGCAATAACTGTTGAATCTGATGCAATTAAATTAGAAGTGTCAAATACTTATTCAACAATTGTAGATACAACTTCGTTAACAGGTTCTTTAGCAGCAGATATTCTTGCTTTAGATGGAGATATAACTACATTAGAAGGAACTATTTCAGGAATTGACACAGATTTATCAAGTTTGACAACAGTTGTTACTAACCAAGGAACATCTATAACTCAGAATGCTACTGCAATAACATTAAAAGCAGATCAAACAGTTTATACAACATTATCTGGTATTGTAACAGATAATACTAATGATATAATAACAAACGCAGATGGAATTTCAACAAATGCTACAAATATAACAAACAATGATGCCGATATAGCAGCTCAAGCAATCTTAATATCAAATCAAAGTACTGCAATCACTCAGAATGCTACTGATATATCATTAAGAGCAACTACTGAAACTGTCAATACTTTAACTGGCCGAGTTAGTACAGCAGAAACAAACATTTCATTAAATGATACCGAAATTGCTCTTAAGGCAGATCAAACATCATTAGATACTTTGTCAGGTACTGTTAGTACACAAGGAACAGCAATAATTCAAAATGCAAATGATATCACATTAAAAGCTAATC